TTAGATACCATTTTCACTAATATTTATAAAGAAAAACATGATACAGCCTATATTGTTAAAGATTATAACCAAATTAAAGAGTATACAGACAGCATCAAGCAAGACAGTAACCTCTTTGTTATCAAAGATACCATCAGTCAAAATAGAATCATTGGGAGATCATTTAAAGCCCAAGTCCAAGAAAAAACAATAACAATTACAAATAACATTACTAATAAATCTAAATCTGCTTTATACTTAGGATTGAGAAGCGATATAAGCACAGATTACACACAAGTGAATCATAACTTCATTATAAGTTTAAAGACACGTAAGAAAGGCTTATTTAATATTGGATATGGAATGTCAGGATATTCAGTAGGGTATTCATTGAAATTATAAAGTTTAAGCAAGATAAAATTGGAAAATTTTATAAAAAATTTTTTAGAGGGGGGGTGGGTAGTTTTACTCATTGGTGCAGCTGGAATGGTTGCTCGACTTGTTACAACAAGTGAGAATCAATCAGGAATAGATGTAACAAAAAAGATGATAAGTGCAATGATAGCATCTTTGATTGCATGGTTTGTGATGGAGCAATTTGAGATTAGTTCAATGTATAAAGCTATTACCTATGGACTGGTTGGGTTAAATAGTCCTGAGATAATAAATGGAGTGCTAAAACTAAGTGGACAGTTTGCTGCTGACCCAATGTCTTTTATAAAAAAAGAGCAACCTAAACCAACAAGAAGAAGGAAATGAAAAATATATTACTCATTATATTAACTGCTATAATTTTAGCTATTGCAGGATTTGGTAAATATGTAGAACATACTATAAAGCAAAGTGCTACAAGTATTTATGAAGATAGATTAGTTCCACAACCTTACCTAAGTAGGAAGTTTGATTATTATGGATCAACTATACAAGATCAAATTAAAGTAATAAAGGGTGGTAAGATTGATTTAATTTCTATTCAAAAAGAAAAAGAAATAACAGATACAATGTGGGCTGCTTATTTAAATACATATCAAACTCCAGAAGAAAAAGAAATAAGCCAAAAAGCTGAAATGTATATTGAGATAGCAGATGAATTCTTTGTAAAAATTACTTTAGATGAAATTATTACAGATGATGAAGCTAAAGAAATGGATGCAAAAATCTATCCTGTATTAAAATATGTAAATGAATTAATAGATATACAAACTAAAATTGGAGCAAGAGAAACCAAAGAAATGATTTCTCTTCTTGATAAGTTTTCTAGTTTTATAATAGGAGCAATTGCACTTGCTATTACTCTGTTAGGTTCTATTGTTTATGATATGTTTAAGAAACCTGCTTTACCAAAGAAACCACTAAGAAAAGTGGCAGTTAAAAAGGTGGCAGTAAGAAAAGTGGCAGTTAAACAGAAATGAGATTAATATTTATTTTATTATTTTTTATTGCTTTAGAATCAAAGGCTCAGTATTATATAATGGCTGCTCCTAATGTAGCGTTTGATACTAAGCTTCAGGACACTAAAAACTTATTAGGTGGAACTATTGAAGTGGGAAAGTATTTTGGGAATACAGCAGTGGGAATTAATAGTGGTTGGTGGACATTTGACAGAAAGGATTTTTATCAAGAAGCTATGGCCACCTTTCCTATTTATGAAAGGTTTAGTGTAAGTGCAGCTATTGGATATTTTTACTATCATAAAGATATTACGATGGAATATGATTTCAATTATACAATACCATTAAAAAAAGAATATTCATTTGTTTTAAGTTATGGTGCTCAGAGTGCTTTTGGAGATACATTTGGATCATACTCTATAGGTATTAATAAGGACTTTAAAATTAAATAATATGAAACAGTTTTTTTGTGATGAAAGTGGAAGTCTAAGCATGAAGCGTTTATGTGGATTGTTATGTGTAATAGCTTTATGCGTTACTATGTACCATAATTCGTTTAGTGAAGAACACACTGCACCATCAACAATATTAGTAGAATCAGTAGCCTTATTGGCTTTTGGATGTTTAGGATTAACCTCAGCTGAAAAGATATTTAAGAAATGAAACTATCAGAGAATTTAGATTTGTCAGAAGTGACTAGAAGTGAATCTGCTAAAAGAAGTGGTATAGATAATATGCCAACAGAAAAACATTTAGAAAGCTTAAAAATACTAGCAACTAATATCTTTCAACCAATTAGAGAACATTTTAAAGTTCCAATACATATAAGTTCAGGATATAGAAGTGAGAAGTTAAATAGACTTGTTCCTGGTACATCATTAACTAGTCAACATTGTTTAGGTGAAGCTTTTGATATTGACATGGATGGAACAGCAATTAAGAATAGTGAAATCTTTAAATACATAAAAGATAATTTAAATTTTGATCAGCTTATTTGGGAATTTGGTGATGATACTAATCCTTCATGGGTACATGTTAGTTATAAGGCTAATGGTAAACAGCGTAAGCAAATCTTAAAAGCCATTAAAAAGAATGGTGATACAAAATATATTCCTTATAAATAAACCAACCAATGGCAAAGAAAGCAAATATAATAAAGGATAAAGGTAAAGTGAGTTTTGGCAAAAGACGTATAGGAAAACATTCTAAAACTACCAATAAACATTCATCTCCTGCTTCTAAATATAGAGGTCAAGGAAGATAACTAATTTGATTACTATTTTATAACTAGTTTAGTTATACTAAATTATTGTAAAGCATTAATTGTTACAATAAACATCATATTTTTGTATAATGAGTATACCTAATAGACAAATAGGCTGGAGCCAAGAATCAAATCTGCTGTGGCAAGTAGCTTCTCAATTAGAGGAGCTTACATGTGTTACATGTAATATTATGGGTACTAGTGGAACTTCTGGTACATCTGGATATGATGGAGATAGATTTAGAACTACATCCACTACTGAATTTACATTAGGTGTAAGTACAACAATTGTTGTAGAACCTGGATTGGCTTATACACCAGCTCAAGATATTATTATAACATATAATGTTGGTAATCATCAAACTTGCACTGTTGTAAGTTATGACATTAATACTGGTGTAATGGTAATTGGTCCTTCTGTTACAGTTACAGGAAGTGGAACATATTCTCTATGGACTGTTAACTTAGATGGAGCAGCTGGTGGAGATGGTTCTTCAGGAACTAGTGGTACTTCAGGAGTTAATGGAACTAGTGGAAGTTCTGGTAGTTCAGGAACTAGTGGTACATCAGGAAGCTCAGGAACAAGTGGAGTGAATGGAGCTGCTAGTGGTTATTTAGGATCTTTCTATGACACTACAAATCAAACAGGAGTTGCAGGAAGTGTTCTTACAATGGGTCTTAATAATTCAGATCCATGGAACAATGGAGTATCTATAGTTTCTGGTTCTCAAATAACAATAGCTAATCCTGGTGTATATAACATAGCATTTAGTGCACAGATGGTAAAAAATAGTGGTAACACTGCTACACATATACATATTTGGTTAGCACAAAATGGTACAACTGTACCTATTAGTGGTTCACAAATAGGTTTTCCTTCCAACTCTGTGTATGTTGTACCAGCATGGAACTTCTTTTTTAAAACAACCACTGCTAATGAATATGTACAACTTAAATGGGAAATAAATAGTAATGCAGATAATGCAATAGTGATGACATCAGCTCTAGCTACAGGAAATATTCCTGCTATTCCTGGATTAATTGTAACAGTAAACCAAGTAGGATAATAAATATAAAATATAAATAAAATGAAAATTCCAAACAGGCAAATAGGTTGGAGTCAAGAAAGTAATTTGTTGTGGCAAATTAGTAAGCAATTAGAATATCTTATTAAAGTGACAGCTAATCTTACTACTACAACCACTACAACTGCAGCTCCTACGACAACAACCACTACCACTCTCTAATTAAGAGTGTAATTAAAACCAACTACATATATGAAGAAAGAACTCAGATTTATCTGTGCCCAACCAGATGACACCTATTACACATGGCAGGTACATTTATGGCTTGAAAGTTTAAAAAAACTTGGACACTCAGATAAAGCCACTGTATTAATATACATCCCAGACTTCAGAGAAAAGAATACTAGATGGGAAAAGATAATTGATCTATATCCAGAAACAGAATTTGTTTTCTATAAAGATGTAGATAAAGTGAGTAAACTTCTAGGTATCTATATACCAATCATTAGGCCTTATGTTCTAATGAGATATTTTAGAGACCATCCTGAAATGAAGGATAAAGCTGTATTCTACTGCGATAGTGATATAGTTTTTACAGAAGAGTTCAATATTGATAAGTATATAGATGATGACATAAGTTATCTATCAGATACAAACAGTTATATCAATGCTTCATATTTTGATAGTAAAATAAAAGATGTCCTTCCTGAAAAGCTAGAAGCTTATAAAGAAAGAGACATACTACAAGAGATTACATCTTTAAATGGTATATCAAGAGAAATAGCAGAAGCTAACAACTTACATTCAGGAGGAGCTCAATATCTATTAAAGAACATAGATGAACAATTCTGGAGTGATGTAATGACAAGTTGTTTAGTTATTCGTACACACTTAAGAAATATCAATCAAGAGTTCTTTCAAGATGAGAATAAAGGATTTCAAAGTTGGTGTGCTGATATGTGGGGGGTGCTATGGAATATATGGAAAAGAGGAGGACAAACAATAAACACTCCAGATATGGAATTTGCTTGGAGTTCTGATCCTATTGAGAAACTTGAAAGAACAACTATATTACATAATGCAGGAATAACTGATCCATTTATGGGAGGAAGTTATCCAGCTTTTTATAAAGGAACATATCACACTGGTAAAGATCCATTTGATGATCCTCATTTAGAAATAGTTAATAATAATGAAGAAACTAAAAAACGTTGCAATCATTATTATCTACAACAACTTCTTGAATTAAAGAAGAAATACAACCTTAAATATGAATAAAGATTTTGTAGCCCTGGTTGCTAGAAGTCTTGCTTAATTTATATAAATAAAGAAAATTTTTATTCACAAATTAAAAAAATTAAAAATGGCAAATGGTAACAATCAACGCTTAAAAGCGTATGTAAGATTTGATGGAACTGGTAGAGTGGTAGCAGGGTCTCTTATTCTTAGAAAAAATAAACCTAAAGTGGGTAATTGGCAAGAAATTACAGCATATGAATGTTGTAATTATACCACCACCACTACAACTACAACTGCAGCACCTACAACTACTACAACCACTACAGTGGCTCCTACAACTACAACTACTACTACAGAACCAAGATAATAATGGCAAAATCATTTTTTCCAGAAGATATGATGAAATCTTCTTCTGAAGAATTGACATTGGAAACTATAGCTGGAAAGCTTACATATTTTCATGAGCAATTACATCTATTGCATTGGCAAACAACTTCGTATGCTACACATAAAGCTTTAGGAAAATTGTATGAATATGTACAAGATTTTAAAGATGGATTGATTGAAAAGATTATGGGGTATACAGGTAAAAGACCTGTTCCCTATAAAATAGAACCTCTTACAAACTGTACAGGTATGCAATGTACTTTAGATCTTCTATCTTTTGCTTCTCAATTAAAAGCATATGGAGAGGTTAATAAGTTTCATGATGTATGTAATCTAGCAGATGCACTATCTGGAGAAGCAGCTAAAACTAAATATCTATTAACACTTTCTTAGAATTGTGCAAATAAATAAAAAGTTTTTTCCAGAAATACTTCCAGATAATGAAGAAATGTATTTTTCTCATTTAGAAGGAATAATAGATTCAGTGGATGAACTATCTATATTAGAAATAACTAAAGGGCCCAATGCTTATATATTTAGACTAGCACCTAGTCTACCTAAGTATAACCCAATGTTATTGGAAGAAATATTAAAGTTTCACAACATGTTTAAAATTAAATTAGATTTATCAAAAAGCATTAAAGCATCAGCTACCATCTCTTTTCAAATAAGTCTTGACAATTAGTATATTTACAACTTAAACCAAAAACTATAATTATGTCAAACAACATTTACAACCCAAGCAAAAAGTACACATGGGGTCCAGAAGATCAATTCAGTCTTAAAGGTGATGAATTTGGTCTTATTTTAAATAGCCTTAGAGCTGTATTAGGAACACCAGAAGCAAGTAGAATTATGTTGGCTCACCAAGCTAATGAAATCATTGAGAAGATGGTGGAAAGAGCTGTTAACGATGGTGTTGCTATTGAAGTGGTAGAAGAATAAAATTATAAAAAGATGGCAAAACAAATGCTAAAACGTGCTGATGGTTCTGTTTCTCAAAGAGGCCTTTGGGATAACATCAGAGCTAATAAAGGATCTGGAAAGAAACCTACAGCTGCTATGCTTAAGCAAGAAAAGAAAATCAAAGCTAAAGGCAAATGATCTTTGAGCCTAGTAATAGGCTTGAAGTAACCACTCCTAAAGGAGATGGTGTAGTATGGTATTTAATAGATTATGGTCATGAAACTGATACAATCTATACGATTATCATTAATGCTACAGGAGAACTGTGGCAATATGCCCATAAAGATATAATTGTTAAACCTAATATAACATTCAGAAGAAATGGTAAAGAGTAATAAAAAAATGCAATCTGGGGGTAAAGCTACTGCTGATAGTACTAAGTATTATAAATATAATGCAAAACTTAAATTAGATAGAGATACTCGTGTTTCTCAGGATAAAGCATTTCAATCTGCAGAAGCTAGAAAAATAAAACCAGGTTATGATGATATACGTGGTAATCTTGTTAATCCTGTTATAAAGAAGGCTGTTAAAAAAATGCAAAATGGTGGAAGTCTATCTGGACTTAAAGCATCTACTAAAAGAGTGGGTCCTGTAGATCCTAATGGTGCTTGGACTAAAGTACAAAAGAAAACATTAGCTGGTGCTAGAGGTAAAGCTGTATTAAAGAAAGATAAACAACTTGATGCTTCTAGAATTGAAAGAAAACAAGCTGGTGGTGGTAAGATGAAAATGGGTGGTAAAGTTTCTAAAAAGAAATAATCATCATGGCTGCAGCTAAAGATAAAAACTGGATACAGAAAGCTGTAAATCCAAAACATAAAGGATTTTGCACTCCTATGACTAAAGCTACATGCACTCCTAAAAGAAAAGCATTAGCTAAAACATTTAAAGCTATGGGAAGAGCTCGTAAAGCTAAATAATAATGAATAACTTATGCCCTATACATTTAGTTCTTTTAGATATTACAGGACAATGTATTCAATGTATAATAAGTAATAATAAATAATGGGAAGTATTAGAAAACCTGGTCCTTATAATCCACAAAAAGCAACAGCTTATGTAGGAAAAGGTGTTCTTAAAAATGGTGGTGACACTATTCCTGCTATTAAAGGAGCCATCACTCCTGTACCTAATGGTCCTCTTATTAAAAAGAAAGGCCCATTTAAAGGAAGTACATTAAAAAATGGTGGTAAATTAAAAGCTATTGTTAAAGCTGGTGGTCAAACACATAAAGTGTTTAAAAAGAAGGCAGATAAGGGTATAGGAGATAAAGGTGATATAGTTGTTGATCATACAGCTGGACCTTCTGCTGGTAAATGGGATAAGATTAACCTTACTAAGAAATCTAAAGCTAAAACTGTTAAACAAGGTGTTGCTTCTGTAAAGAAATGGCATAAAGATAATCCTGAATATGGCAAAAAGTCCAGCATGGCAAAGAAAAGAAGGTAAGAATCCTTCTGGTGGTTTAAATGCTAAAGGCGTAGCTTCATATAGAGCTGCTAATCCTGGAAGTAAATTAAAAATGGCTGTTACAACCAAACCTTCCAAACTTAAACCTGGAAGTAAAGCAGCTAATAGAAGAAAAAGTTTTTGTGCTAGAATGTCAGGAGTTAAAGGTCCTGCCAAGAAACCAAATGGTGAGCCTACAAGAAAAACTCTTGCTCTTAGAAAATGGAATTGTTAACAATTAAAATTTAAAAAATATAAAATGGCAACTAAACCTAAAGCTGCACCAGCAGCAAAAGCTACACCAGCTCCAAAAGCTAAAGAATCTCCAGCTAAGATAAAACCAGAATTTAGTAAAGAAGGAGCAGAAAAAGCTAAAGCAATACAAGATGCAGCAGCAAAAGCTAGAAAAGATGCAGCAGCAGCTGCTCCAAAAGCAAAAACTACACCAGCTGCTTCAAAAGCAGCTCCTGCAGCTCCTGCAGCAAAAGCTGCACAAAAACCAAAATATACAATAAAATCAGGACAAGTTACTCCAAAAGTTTCTCCTAAATATTCTTTATCCAAAGCCTCTACACCTAAAGGACCCTATACTGCAGAAGGTGCAAAGAAAGCTGCTGCCTCAGCAGCTAAAAAAGCACCAGTTAGTAATCTTGCTAATGATGCAGGAAGAGTTCTTGGCAAAATTAAAAATCTTGGTAAAGGAAAAGGTTTGTTAGGGCTAGGAGCTGCAGCTGCTATAGGAACAGGTACATATCTAACTAATAGAAATAAATCAAAACCTACATCATCATCATCATCATCATCTTCAAAATCAGATTTTAATAAAGGAAAAGATCCTATTCAACAATATGGTGTAAAACAAACTAGTACATCTCCATCAACAGTTTTAAAGAAACCTGCTGCATCTACTCCAAATTCACCTGTTGCATCTAAAACAAATGTAAGTTCATCTAAAAAAACTGTAGTAGGAAACAACTCTTCAAAAAAGACTACTCAGAAACCAGCATCTATGGTATCTAAGTCTTCTATAGCATCACCAAGATCTTTTAGTAACTTTGGAAAACAAAAATCTTCTACAAGTGTTTCTTCTCCAAAATCTTTAGGAGATATGAAAAAAACAGATGTTTCTTCTATGATTGGAGGAATGCGAGGAGGACCTTCTTCTAAATCAACATCAACACCATCAACATCGTCTGCAGAATCTAAGGCACCTATATCTCAAAGAGCTAAATTAAAAGGACTAAGGAAAGAAAAAAGATCTGAAAGAAAAGCTACCAGAACAGCTAGGAGAGAAAATAGAATTGTTAATAAAACTGCAAAACTTAAAGCTAAAAGATAATGGCAAAGAGTAAATCACAAACTAAAGCAGATGCTCGTATGGCTGATCTTCTAGATAGACAAGATGGTGTAGGTAAATATGCTCCTAAAAATAACAAAGCAATTAATAATTCTGTTAAAAAATCTAAATCTAATTAAAAAATATTATAATGGCAATGATGAAAAAAACTCCTGCTAAGAAAATGCAGATGGCAAAAGCTAAAAATGGTAAATCATTTCCTGATCTTAATAAAGATGGAAAGATTACTAAAGCTGACATTCTTAAAGGACGTGGTGTTATAGCTAAGAAAGGTGCTTCTGTTAAGAAAGCTAATTTTGGAGATGTATTAGGTAAAGTGGCAAAGGTGGGTGGTTTTGGTTTAGCTGGAATGGCTGCTAATAAACTATTTGGTGGTAAGAAGAAAGAAGCAGCAGCTCCAGGAATGGCTCCTGCAACAGCTCCTGCAGCATCAATGTCAGCTCCTGCTGCTCCAGCTGTATCTGCTCCAATGAAAAAAGGTGGAAAGGTGGCTGCTAAAAAGAAAATGCAATATGGTGGTAAAGCTGCTTCTATGGTTCCTCCTATGAAATCTGGTGGTAAAATGGCAAAATGCAAATATGGCTGCAAGTAATATGACAGCTGGCAAAGCTAAGAAATCTGGTAAGCCAAGAAAAGCTCCTAAAGTGGCTCCTCCTAAACCAATTAATGGTAATTATATGAAGGAGGCTGATACTAAATTGAGACTGAAAAGTCCTCAATGGCCAATGAAACAAAAGAGACTTTCTAAATGAATGGGAAGAAAATAATCAACTTCACTCCTACAGGTACACAGCCTACAAAACAAAATTCAAATGCACCTTTTTTCCCAACTGAGATTGTGGAGGAGGTGCATTTTGCTTTTGAGCTAGGCATTACATTAGTGCATTTGCACGCTAGAGATGAAAATTTCCTGAATACATGGAGAGTGGATGTATATAAAGATATCATTGATGGTGTTAGAAAACACTGTCCAGGACTTCCTATATGTGTTTCTCTAACTGGTAGACATTTTCCAGAGTTTGAGAAACGTTCAGCTGTAATTGAGTTAATGCCAGATATGGCATCTCTTACAATGAGTTCTCTTAACTTTCCAAATAGTGCATCTATTAATGAGCCTGATGTAATTATTAAGCTTATTGAAAAGATGGATGAGTATGGTGTAGTTCCAGAAATAGAATGTTTTGATAGTGGAATGCTCAATTATACCAATCACTTAATTAAAAAAAACATTCTGAAAGGTCCCTATTACATTAATGTTATTCTAGGGAACCTATATAATGGTCAATCTGACCTATCCACTGTAGCCAGTATTCTTGTTAATAAACCAAAAGATAGTATTATGTGCTTTGGTGGTATTGGTAAAGATCAAATAAAAGCAAACATGCTTGGCTTATTATATGCAGATGGTATAAGAATAGGACTGGAGGATAATTTGTATTATAAAGATAAAACTCTTGCTACAAATGCTAAACTCCTACAACGTATTAAAAGGATTATGTATGATCTAGATTTAGAA